TTTCATGGATAGCTGTTCCAAAGGTCATGTGAATAGAAGATTCACTAGTATAATGACCATCTCTATATTGGAGTGCCCATTTTTTAGGGCAACTTCTATACATTGATAATTGTGAATACGAAATAGCTTTCTCGTAAGCATAATTTACTTCACGATTAGGTCTATTAAGTATTTCTTTAATTAAAACCGGTATTTTTTTCTTTTTAGACAAAACTTATTTTTTCCATTTACCTTTCATTACTAACTGGGCAATAATACCATAATTAGAAATATCGATAAAACTATCAATCATTGGTTCGTCTTGAACATAATTACGACCTTTACGTTTTAACATGTTTTTCAAGCGATTTATCTTGTCGTTACAACGCAGCCAAATTCCAGTCAATGAAAGCTGTATATCGTCCGAATCTTCAAGTGTAGACCCTAAAGTAATATTACTAAGACCGTAATCCATCATTTTACGAGCAAATAACTCGTACTGTTCTTGTTGGATTTCTTTAAAAGATTCTGCTAATTGAGGATAAGTTTTTTCAAAATCAGAAATTGCTCTTTGTATCCCCGAGGGATTATAACCTGTGTTTTCGATAATCATAATTTAAATAACTTCTTTTTTATTTAAGTATTTATCAATAGTTTTTAATCTTTCATCAGCATCTGCTAACATAATAAGTGCTTCTTCAGCATTTTTATAAAAATCACTTGTTGAATGATCTCCAATTCCTGCTGGGGAGTTTTCTAATAATTCTAAAGTAAGAAGGGCTTTTGCCTTATCAGCCATAGCTGATGTGTATAACATGTCTTTTAATCGACTCATAACTTTGCTTTTTTAATTAATTTATCTGTTTCTTTTTCATCAACCCCCATTTCCCAAAGAATTCCTCTTACTCCAGCTTCACGTATAATATCAATATATTCTTCGGCTTCTCCAAAACTACAATGATAATAATTAGCTACATATTGTAACAAATCTTCGTATGCATTTTTATTTTGTTTTTTTACATACTTGAGGAACATTTTTTTCTTTGGTAACATGGTCTTATAAATGTTATAAATTTTTTCTTTTTCAGTAAGCGGAAGTTTTTGTGCAACATTTGCAATTTCTACATAACCTATATACATCGATACATATCTATGAATCATGTAAGAATTGAATGATTCCCGCTGATCTTCTGAAAAAGATGACCATTCCCTTTTATTAAAGGTTAATTCATTAAGCCAATCAAACAGCGTCATCTTCGAATTCTGCTCTTAATTCTTTAGGCAATAATTCTACTAATACTTTACCTGTTTTTACATCAAAAAATACTGGGACTGGAATGACTCCATCTTCTGATGTTCCTGTTACGAATTTAGACACTTTACGTAAAATTACACCTTCTTGGAATACTTGATTACCTTCAGGTGA